GACGTAATGGAATTGCTAACAACTATATCCGGTACCAATATGACGCAGAATGGAGATCACAACACAATCGATCAATCTACAAACATCACGATCAATCTCGTGGTTCCAGACAAGTCCGTGGTGCAGTCGGTGTACGACGCTGTGAAGAATCCAGAATGCGTCGCGGAAATACGAGGTGCAGACCCTCACCAGATTCCCGCAATCCTTTTCAAGTACACTCGCGGCGCCAAGTCCGAACACCCGGTAATACGATACGACACGGACAAGAACGTCGTCAAGTGCATAGATCCCGTCACGAAGAAGGAAGTATCCAAAGATCTGAAGAAATATAGGAACGAATATCTGGCCGAAAACGCGGACGTGTACGACAAGGACTATCACATTCCGTACATGCCTCCGAAGATTCAACCTGCTATGAGAGAACTCGCCGAACCGCAATTCGACACGGGAAAGAAGAAGGACGAACCCATTCCCGCTGCCGAAGTAATCAAGATGTGCGCCGCCGGAGATCACAGAATGTACAAACTCCCTCACGAATCGAAGAAATTTTATACGCAGGTCGCCGACAACGTTGACAAGGAAATAAAATCAACTACTTAAATTTCTTTTTATCATGCGTATAACTTTGAAATCCCGTTCTGAAGAGACTCAATACTTCCTTTTCCTCCAATGGTTCGCACGTCTTTGCGAAATCCGGAGTGTTCATGTTTTTTCGAAGTATCATCCTCAAGATGTCCAAGTCCATCACGTCCAAGTCCGTCAAACTCGCCTCTTGGCGTTTTTGACGAACCATCGATAGTTTTTTAGCGTTCATTCGTTGATTGTTGCTCTTCGACCACACTGTTCCAAATTTTTCGACGATCAGTTTTTTGTTCGTTTCGAGAGACATCTTCACGTCTCCGACGGAGAACGCACAATGAGCGTACTGCAACCCCCAATCTTGCGTGGACATCATGCGTTCGGAAACGACGTCGGCAGATGATAACGAGTCTGCGAGTCTCGAAATCGTGTGCGGAGATTTGAAGTATCTCAGATAATTTTCCAAGACTCCCGTGGACGTAATCATCGGTTCTTGTTCGTATATTTTATACACATCGGAAAACGTTGAGTCATCTTTAGTGAGCATATATTCTATGGCGTCAATACCGTCTACGAACGCATCTCGTCCGTCGATTTGTTGTCCCGGTCGTCTCAGTTCTATTTCGAGCGAGTTTATGCACGAACGAATGTCTCCATGGGGATTCGCTCGAACGATTTTCGCGAGTGTCACGTCCGTCAGACGCCCTTCGTTGATACGAGACAATGTTTTGAACATCTTATCTTCCGTAGGTGCGTCAAAGTGAAATTGTTTCCATTTCTTGGCAAAGTCGTTGGATCCGGAACTTCTTTCTCTGTGACCGATGCACACGAATTTATGCTTGCTGCCAGCTTTCACGTGATCCGAAACGATCGTCAGGATCCTTTTTCCCACGGCAGACGAATCTATGCCGTCGATCACGACCACAATCTTCTTTCCTTCGACAGACGTATGTATTTTATTGGAATCTTCGAGTATCGTGGTAAAATTCTTCGACAGGTGATCGATCATATGCGATTCCATACCGAGCTCTTTGATCACACACATCATGAGTGTCGTCACTCCACTTCCACAAGGACCCGAAACGAATCCAGAGTCGTTTTTTTCATCTGTAAGCCAAGCCTTTATATCGTCAACGAGGGGAGAGAACAACACCGTATCAATACTTAACGAGGGAGCGGAAAGTATGGCCAAAGATTTTGGAAGATCATTTGTTTCTCTCTTTTTTACAGTCAGTAATTTATCCATGGATCACGATGCACGAGAAATGTTAAGTTATGTTTCTTTTTATTTCCATGATGATCAAGAACAAGGTCGCCATGACTTGAATAAGAATCAAGATCGCGATAACTTGAAAAAAGAATACCGCTGAGTTTATTTTTGTATCGGCGTAAGCCAAACATGGTTGAACGACGTCCTTGAGAGCTTCTTTTACGTCTGGCTGCGATGCAGCATCTTTCACCGAACGGATGAAGTCCGCAATCATTTAATTATATTTAGTATAGAATATAAATGCAGCAAAAACACGTAATGATGTTGATCGGTGCGATTGTCATCGTCGGAATAATCGCAGTTGTCATGATGAAGAAGAAACCGAAGCGGAAAGAAACGTGGTTCAGTCGGGATCTCAATTACGGTAAAGCGAATTCAGAACTCTGGGATGCAGTCACCAAGGAAGCTCAGAAAGCGATCGCCAACGACACCGAAGATATACTCAAAGAATATCCCTATCTAGGATACGGCGACTACACGGGCATGATGTGCAGAGGTCCTAACAATCAAGGATGCAGCACGTATATGAACTTGGACAAATAGTTTACTTTTTACTCTTTCTTTTCTTTCTCTTTTTTTCGGGTGTTGGTGATGGTGATGTATTTGGTATCGTGTAACGCCCGTTCTTTAATGCAGAATATAGTTCCGAAGGCCAGTGATTTTTCGCGTAATTCATATATGCGTTTATCCCTATGTCACTCGTGTTCATATTTTGATGCTTAAAAGGAAGTGCTCTCAAACGCACTCCATTTTCATACGCCTCCTTCTTCGTCGCAGGAGGGGTTCGTGGTAATGGGAGAATAGCTGTCCCGGTGGTACGGCGTTCGGGAATATACTCAAAACGACTCGGAGGCATTTGAATGTGCGAGGGAGCACCGGCACTGCCCCATGCAGGTGGCAGTTTTTTACCATCTGGATTGCGAACAAACACGCCTCCCCTAGGGCCCACCAAGACGGCGCGTCCTTTCGTATCTTTTTGTTCTGTCTTTCTATCTCTTGTGGTCATTATACATAGAAAACATATTATATTACTAGAACACATAAGTTTATGCAAACGGGTCATATGCTCCAAACACATCTTTATAGATCATGTCAACAATGAGTTCGTCAAGAGATGTCGTTGGTTCCCAGCCGAGAATCTCCTTCGCTTTGGAAGCGTCTCCGATGAGAAGATCCACCTCTGCCGGGCGATATAACTCTTGGTCGACTCTCATGACGATATCGCCCTTGTTCAAGATCGAATCTTCGGGGGCAAATACGACGTGCGCTACTTCGTTCTCGCGTTCCCCGGAAAACTCGACTTTGACTCCTACGGCGTAGAACGCTTTCCGTATGAATTCGCGAACGGACGTGGTCTTCCCCGTGGCGATGATGTAATCGTCTGGTTGATCTTGTTGCAACATCAGATACATTGCATGAACATAATCCTTCGCGTGGCCCCAGTCTCTGCACGAATCTATATTTCCGATGTTTATGTATTTTTGTTTTCCTTTCAATATATTTGCGATAGATTTTGTGATTTTTCTAGTGACGAATTGCTCTCCTCGTCTAGGAGATTCGTGATTAAAGCAAATCGAATTGCACACGAAGAAGTCGTACGACTCTCTATAATTCTTGCAGATCCAATATCCGTATAATTTTGCACAGCCATATGGACTTCTGGGATAAAAGGGAGTCGTTTCCTTTTGGGGAATTTCTTGTACCATGCCATACAATTCAGAAGTCGAAGCCTGAAGAATTTTTGGACGAATACCGATTATTTTAACGGCTTCCAGGAGATGCAGAACACCGACGCCGTCGACATTCAAGGTCACGCCTCCCTGATCGAAACTCGTTCCCACGAATGATTGCGCGGCCAAATTGTATATTTCGTCTGGCTGAGTATCCTTTACGACTCGAATCAGACTGGCCAAATCCGTCATATCACCATATTTTATGATGACGCCTATTTCGCGAAGTTTTTCGATGCGAACGTTCACGGTGGACGTGTGTCTTGCAAGCCCATAGACGACGTATTTTTTTTCAATCAGCAATTCCGCCAAGTAGGTACCGTCTTGTCCAGTGACTCCCGTGATAAGGGCGCGTTTTGCCATTGTATTCCGTCTATGTAATCATGTTAAATTGTTATGTAATAGTATGATTTGGTGGTTCATTGCCGTCGTCGCAGCATTCGCCTTGGCATTAGTATTCGTTCCTCGAAAAAAACCATACGAGCCTACTCCGGAGGAAGTCGTAGAGATGAAGAAAGTAAAGTACGAGTTGTTTTTGAAAGAGGAAAAAGATACGAAACGTTTTTACGAAGACATTCGCGGTTTGTATCCGCTATAATTTTAATTTAATAAACAACGTAACATTCGAACATGGATATTGTCATAGTATGTTCCGTGATACTCGTCGCGACGATCGCGGTTGTTTTGTCGACGAGAGAGCGCGCCAGACGTGATATAGAAGCCGTAGGGGAAATAGAACTTCCCGAACGATATGATCATTCGTGCGAGTCTATTGATACCATCAAGAAAATTTTGACCACGCACAATGCTCTATCTCATCACGAGATCATGATACATTCTATGTCTCTCATGTTGTATCATCACGAATCTCGCGAAAAAACGACGTTGGATCGCCTCGTGACGACTCAGGATGTGGACATGTGTGAGATCGGGCGTGAATATCTGCAGAGATACGTCGGGACGGACTCCGTGTTGTATCATTTCCTGGCGGGAGTCATCGAGACGGAGGTGGAGAACATCCGTCTTGATACACAAATACCATATCAAGACAAGCAAACTATTCGCAAGCTCGTCGACGTATTCTACTTCAAACACCTTCAATAATTATCTGTATATAGAGTATATCATGGGTCTCGGCGGTTCTAAACCTACAAATTCTAAGAACAATCGGAACAACAACAACAACAACTGGAATAACAACAACAACTGGAATAACAACAACAATAACAATCGGAACGGAAATAACGCCAACTGGGACGATTGGAATAATAGCAATAACTGGGGAGACGAGTGGAATTATAACGATTGGGGAAATACGAACAACAATAACAACGTGAACAACAACACGAAGAAGAACAATGTGAAGAAAAACAACACGAAGAAAAACAACACGAAGAAAAATACCAAGAAGTGAATGGTATAATTCGAAAAATATTTTGTACGCCAATGATAGAAAATGGATGGTGAACTCGAAACCATACGCAATGCCATGAAGGCCCTGGTTCTTCGAGTATTGGAAGCGAATTCCGTCCGCGAACTTCTTAACGACGATACTTTTAAAACCGTAAAGGGTGATGTTCCAGACATCATTGATGCATTACGTGCGAATTTCGAAAGAAATGCACACAGATTCGATAATCAAGACGTCGATCCAATGGACGTCAAGTTGCTTGATAGATTTCGCGTTTTCTTGTCGACTTGTTCTTCTCCTGAATTGTTACATTTGGCTGAAGTATCCACATTTATAATGGAACGCGAAACTCATGCGATTACAAAAGCTGTGATTGAAAAACAGAGATGATTACTGATGGTCCCAATCGATCACTTGACAACCATGAACGACAACATCTTTCACGGTTGATAGAAATTCGTCTGCTTCGGAGAGCCCGGACATCCTGGCCATGGGCATGCCGTCCTCGATGAATACGGCGGTAGGAAGCATTCTGACGCTGAAAAGTCTGCTGATCATCTTGTTTTCGTAATGATCAATGTCGTAGACGTCGACGGCGAGGTCCTTGATCTCCAGAAGTCGCTCGTTCATCTTCTTGCACGCCTTGCAATTCTTTCCCGAAAACTTGATG